CTGAACTTTAGACAAGGTTGTGAGGGTTTATACGGGTTTGTAGGGTTTATACGGGTTTGTCGTGTTTATACAGGTTTGTCGGCCTATTACATCTGCCTACTTTTCTATAGAACTTTTTGGAATTTTAAGGATACCTTTATCATTAATCAAATGATTAATGGCTAAGGTCCGCGTAAAAACTGCCGGATCTTCCACAGAACTAATGCCGTAAAGGCACTGGTAGTCCTGCGAGCCTTCGTGCAATGTCTACAACCCGACAAACCCTGACCCAAATCATCTTAAGACATTGGCCCAATGAATACTAATTAAGCATTTAATGGACCTATCCCGTATCTCAAAGAAGAGTCCTCATGAAGACTCGCGCAAGACCTTATCGGCGATAGATTCCAAGACTATGGAGAATTATGACAGCTACTACGACTCCCTACCGGATAAAAAGAAGCTACTGACGCAGTTGATTAGAAAGAAGAACAGTTCTCGAACTAAGTATAGTAACGAGTACCATGAACTGTCCAAGAAGATAACGGAACTTGAACTCGAAATATATGACATCGAGAACAAGACCCACCAGATCAACTACCTGATGAAGGCGGCCTCCCATTTCCTGGAATACACCCAAACAGGTAGAGGAGCAATGGGAACAAGTACGACAATGACCAGAGGGATAACAGAGAGTGTTGGCAGTAACCTAGACAGCATAGACGAAGACAAGGAAGACAGAGAAGACAAGTATGAACCTGACAAATTCTTTATTACAAGAGACGGTACCAATAGGGGCAAGATATGTCAAGAATACGTCAAAGAGTGCTTGGGCGACGGCTATTCGTTGAGTACCAAGAGCAGTGAGTACGAGATAAATCAGGAGCTGACTTGCAGAGCCTGTGGAGTTGAAAAGTTGACCAACCCACGGGAATCGTACGCCAGTTGTCCCAATTGCGGTGAGATCAGCAAGTACCAAGATACCCAAAATAACAAAGGAGAGTACTCCGAAGAAGTGGAGGTATTGAGTCCATTCGCCTACAAGAGGATCAACCATTTCAAAGAATGGATCAGTACTCTGATAGGCCGAGAAGGATCTGGTCCGCCACAGGAAGTGATAGACGAACTACTACGTGAACTAAAGAAGGACAAGGTTGAAACCAGGGAAGAAGTTACTGAAGAACGTATAAAAGGCTACCTAAAGAAGCTCAAACATGCCAAATTGTACGAACACATCCCCTCCATCATCTTCAAAATCTGTGGAGTCCCTCCGCCGCAGATCAGTCCCCGTCTGGAGGCCAAACTGATAGAGATGTTCCAGCAGATCCAAACCCCCTTCGAGAAGCACTCCCCACCGGCCCGTAAAAACTTCCTTTCGTACTCATTCGTGATACACAAATTTCTTGAACTTCTAGGTCAAAAGCAGCTCCTTGATAAACTTCCATTGTTGAAGTCCAGAGAGAAGCTCTATCAGCAGGATCTTATCTGGAAAAATGTGTGTAGGGAAAAATCATGGAGATTCCTACCGTCTCTGTAGTGGATTGGTACCACGATAAACTTTATTTGACCGAATTCCAAAAAATTCTTGTCTTTAGCGAGTCCCTCAATCAAACCTGTCAAAGGATGACAACCGTAAAGGATTTCAAGAGTTATACCGATATCGAACATGTCAAAGCAAAACCGTCGATGTACATTGGAGCCATCCAAAACTGCAAAGAAGCCAGGTGGATCATAGAAGACAAGGAAAACACCTCCGAAAAGGAGGCCATTCACGTCGAAATCGATTCTAACCCAGGTCTAGAGCAGTGCATTCTTGAACTTATGACTAATGCGGCCGATCACGCCCAAAGATGCAAGACCTTGAAGGAACAAAACCAAGATGTCGAGCAAGTCAGTAAGATCAAGATCACTCTCGAAAAGGACAACATCTCTATCTACAACAACGGTCAAGGGATCCCTCTGGAGACCCACCCCGATACTAAACTGTACATTCCTGAGATGATTTTCTTCAACTTGCGTACTAGCAGCAACTACGACGACACCCAAAAAAGGACTGTAGGTGGTACCAACGGGGTAGGGGCTAAAGCGGCCAACATCTTCAGTGTCAAGTTCGTCCTTGAACTGCAGACCAATGGCAAAAAGTACTACCAGGAGTTTACCAATGGAATGAAGAACAAAACAGTACCGAAAATTACCAAGGCGACCACGAAGGGGGACTATACTAGGGTCACCTACTACCCAGATTTTGCCCTATTTGGTATGGTGGATTTTGACTCAAACCAAACGGCGACTCTTGTCAAGAAGAGGGTCTATGACCTATCGGCGGCGACTGGCAAGGAGATTACTGTTTGGTACACTGAGCCAGGCTCTGCCGAAGAAAAGGTGCCTGTCAAGGACTTTACTGACTACATGTCCCTCTTCATTGGCGATACCAAGAAGGTGGTTTATAAAACTGACCGCTGGGAGGTCGGATTTGCCTTGTGTCCATACGACCAAGCTACCCAAATTAGTTTCGTTAATGCGATCTGTACTGAAGAAGGTGGATCCCACGTTACGCACGTACTGGATCCAGTACTGACCAAAATCACAGCCGAACTACAGTCGAAGTCCAAAGGGGTGACCATCAAAAAGCAGTACATCAAGGACAACGTTATCATCTTTATCAAGGCCCTTATCGAAAATCCTAGCTTTAACAGCCAACTAAAGCGGAAGTTGGAAACTAAGGTCGGTGACTTTGGCTCTAGGTGCGATATCCCGGACGACGTGATCAAGAAAATTGCCAAACTGGGCATCTGCGATAACGTGATGGACATCGCAAAGGCCAAGGAAATGAAGGACGCAATGAAGAAGATAGACGGTACGAAGAACGTAAGGCTATCTGACATTAAGAAGCTGGAGGACGCCAACTTCGCAGGTACGTCAAAGGCGATGGAGTGTACATTGATCCTAACAGAAGGAGACTCGGCAAAAAGTCTGGCCCTAAACGGCATTACTTCGGCAGGCGGAAGGAACAAATGGGGGGTATTTCCACTACGAGGTAAGTTCATTAACATCAGAAACGCGACTGCAGCCCAATTGGTCAAAAACGAAGAGATCATTGCGGTGAATCGTATCATGGGACTCAAAGTCGGTATGACCGACATTACGAAACTGAGGTACGGAAAGGTCATGCTAATGACAGACAGTGACAGTGACGGATTCCACATTAAAGGTCTCCTAATCAACTACTTTACGTTCAATTGGCCAGAACTGGTCGAACAGGGACTACTTGAATGCATGATTACTCCATTGATCAAGGTCTTCAAGGGAAAGACTCTGTTGAAACAGTTCTACAACTTGAATGACTACAAAAAATGGATAGAGGACACAAAACCGACTGGTACCAGAGAGAAGTACTACAAAGGGCTTGGAACTAGTACCGCAGTGGAAGCAAAGGAGTACTTTACCGACCTAGCGTCCAACAGAAAGGAGTATAAGTTCAAGGAAGAAACCGATCTACCTATCATAGTCCGAACCTTCGACAAAAACCACGCCGACGCGCGAAAGGATTGGATTACTGCGTACCTAAAGAACCCTGAGGAAGTGGACTACACTAAGAAGAATATCCAGATCGACTACTTTATCAACAGAGAGCTGGTCCAGTTCTCGGTTTACGACAATGTTAGGTCCATTCCGAATGTTATAGATGGGTTCAAGCCCAGTCAACGTAAGATCCTGTTTGGGTGCTTGAAGAAGAAGTTGTTCCTGAAAGCAGACGAGTCCGGAGATATCAAAGTAGCCCAACTAGCCGGTTACATTTCCGAACAAACGGCCTACCATCACGGCGAAGTATCACTTCAAGGGACCATTATCAACATGGCCCAGGACTTTGTGGGAAGTAATGGCATCAACCTACTGTTACCAATCGGCAATTTTGGCTCTCGTCAAGGCGGAGGTAGTGACGCGGCATCTCCGAGGTACATTTATACTGCCCTCAGGTCGGAAGTGAGGATCTTGTTCAACGAGATGGACAACAAACTCCTGAACTACCTGGAAGAGGAAGGCAGCTCAATCGAACCAGAATTCTATGTACCTATCGTCCCAATGCTTCTAGTAAATGGGTCCACTGGCATTGGTACTGGATGGAGTACAAACATCCCGTGTTTTAAATTAGAGGACATTGTCCATAACCTGAAGTTGTTGATGAAGGACGAAGACGCAGACCTGCGGGATATGAACCCATACTACAGGGATTTCAAAGGGACTATCACCAAAGAATCCGACAATTGTTGGAAGTCCACTGGTCTGGTAGAATACATCGACAAGAACACAGTAGAGATTACAGAACTACCAGTCGGTATGTGGAAGGAGGACTTCAAGGAGTACCTCGATAAGCTTATTGATTCTGGTTTGATCAAGTCTGTGGTCGTCAACGATAACGATAAGAATAAGAACCTGAGTACAGTGTGTTACCGTGTAAAGCTGATAGAACCTATTACTAAGGAGGACCTGTCCGGTTTGATCGAGTTCTTCAAGCTTGAAAAGAACATCAACGGGACCAATATGGTTGCCTTCGACGAGAAGAACGAGATCCAAAAGTACGGTTCAGTCGAGGATATCCTCTGGACTTTCTATAAGTACCGCTTGAGTTTTTACGTTAAGCGTCACGTCTTCATGACAAAGACATTGGAGGACCAGATAGCCAAAGTGTCAGAAAAACTACGGTTCGTACTTCTGATCATTGACGATAAGATAGTGGTATTCAAGAAAACCAAGTCAGAAATCGCCAATGAACTGACCAAGCACAAGTTCGAAGACCAGACATATCTACTGGCCATGCCTCTGCACAAATTTACTAGGGAGGAGGTAGACCTCCTGAAGAAGGAGTTGTCTGAACTAACGGATGAGCTCAAAGTACTAAAGGGCAAAACAGAGAAGGACTTGTGGATGAGCGACCTCGATAAGCTTTCGTTAAAGTGAGCCGCTTTCGTTAAAGTGAGCCGCTTTCGTTAAAGTGAGCCGCTTTCGTTAAAGTGAGCCGAATGAAATGTTTGTTGTAAGTAAGGAACGTCGGCAATGTCTGCTTCAGACGAAGACGAACAGAAAAAACTCCTGAAAATGGATATAATTAGCAGAGCACTGGACGACGGTTGGACAGTGAAGAAATCGAGTTTAGGGCCTAAGACTTTCGAGTTTACTAAACATCAACAGATGGAGGACAGTTATAAGGGGTTAGTCATCTTCAGTAAGCCCAACGCCGCTACGTTGTCCGAAGACATTCAAAAGCACTTAGATAACGTCAATAGAAGCAGTGGACCGGACACACAAAAAGACGCCCCAAAGGGTAAAAGGTCAGTATCCACTCCGATAATCAAAAACTGAACGGCCTTAGTCGGCGAGGATCATTGCCTGTAATGACACGATGACCACTAAGACTATCTTCATGAACGAAGAGTCTGACGAGGAGGCCCCAAATTGCGGGAATTCTGAGTGTTCTGGGGATGGCCAAAGAGGACAAGACAGAGAACAAGACCATCCCTACCAAGAGTACTCTGACTACGAACCGTTGCAGTACTCGGTGAAAGAGCCAGACCCCGCGGAGTCCACCAAATTGGTCAAAAACAAGCCAAGAAGTGTATCCGTCGACTCTGAATCGTCGGACATAACTAGGAGACCAAATTTCAAATGTGGTTCATGCAAAAAGTCCTTTCTACTAGACCGAAACCAGAAGATGATCCGCTGTTCATTTTGTGGTTACAGGATACTCTTCAAACTGAGGACTCGAACCAACGTGACGTATAAGACCGAGTAGTCAGTCCACTAGTCTTTTCTTGAATTCTCTGAGGAAGGTATTGACCTTCTTTGGGTCCGACGTCATATTAGCAAGTTTGTAAGCCTGTACTGGATACATAAAGACCTTCATTGTCTTTTTGAAGTCATCTATGTTGCCTACGAACTTGTTCCCTTCGAAGTATATTTGTATCAATATCTTCAGTGCCATACTCTCCTTTTCTAGTAGAGCAAAGTCCAATTTGTCGTCCTTATGAACCGTCAAATTACTTGACGGATAGGTCAATTTGTCCAGTTTGGCACTTTGACCCGCTCCACTTTGGCCTATAATACCAAGAGGACAGATCGTGCCGGTGGTATTGTAGATGTCCTCCATTGTATCCCAGCTTTGATTTTCGAACGCGTAGTTTATCATCTGTTCAGAAAAACAACATGTCTCCGCAACCCTTGAACATAGTTCCATGTCATGGGGTCCGACCCCAATAACGGATGGGTAGTTATGAAAGACGGTTGAGTTTGTATAGAGTGACGCACGTACTAGACGCGAGTCAAGTGAATTGTCTTGATCTGCGCAAAATCTCACACTGGTGAAGGTGTCCAATTCCAGGTCCTTTGACCAACTGGCGACCTTCTTAATATTGACCTTGGTCTTTAAATATTCCAATCCATCCATTACGCTACCTACATACCTCAGGTCAAAATTGGAGTTCTCTATCACCTTTTCCAGTGCACTCTTCGAAATTTTGTCAGACGAAAAGTGTCTGATCAGTTCGGCCGTGCTGGGGTTTTCGAACTGAATTTGTAGTACACACTTGGGCACTTCTCTTTCTGTACCCACAGAGCGATCGGTACTTGTCATCAGTATCGGTAGGGTATTTTTTGAACCCACTACGAACTTGAAGAAGTCCGATTTTTGTGCAGAGCGAAGTGCGGTATCTACGTCGCGTATGATTACTGCTTTTTTGCCTGACCCTTTCTGTTGAAAGATCTTTGCAAACCCCTTGACTTCGATTGATAGTAGCAGATTGTCGAATATGTCATCTGTCTCATAGTCCGAATCGTATGTCAGATTGGCATAACCTGCCTTCTTCAGGCACGCCTTTATTAGGGTCATCTTACCACAGCCTATATTACCTCTAATTAGTATGGCTTTGATTGGGTTAGACGTTCCTACTTTGTAGCCAAGTAAGAACCCCAGTATGGTCTCAATGTTCTGTTTGTTCTTGAAGATCTCGGTGATGTCCCTGGAGTTGTCCTCTACCTTCGGTTTTTTGAACTTACTGTTCGAAAGCCCTCCAGAAAAGGGGTTTATCTTCGTTTTCAAGCTGGCCTTCTCGAGGTCATCTGCCAATTGTCCGACTTGATCGGAGTCAGACTCAGACTCAGACTCCGACATCGTCGTATTGACGGGTGATCCAACAAGGACAGATAGGCTCGTCAATTAATTGGTTTAAAGAATGCCCTAACACATAAATGTTCAAAGACATCATAGAAACTATCGCCAAAGAACTTCAGAACGAAAGGAACCAAGAGCACCTATATACCGTCATTGAACCACTGTCATACCGAGTTAAAACTTCCTTTTGGGTGGTGGTGGTGTTACTTATACTGATGGTAGGTAACCTTATCTATTCGAACATCCTTCTGTCTGAAGTTGTCAAGAACGGCAAGAAGCCGGCATTGACCAATTAGGTCTTCGTAAGTTGGCAGGGTTGGCAGGGTTGACAGGGTTGGCAGGGTTGGCAGGGTTGGCAGGGTTGGCAGGGTTGGCAGGGTTGGCATACAGTGCAAAAAGGCCTACGGCCCCTATGGCACACCGCCGACAAACCCTTTTTAGAGGACCAATTCGCCTTAAGTCCATGAAAAAGGGTTTGTCGGCGGTGTGCCATAGGGGCCGTAGGCCTTTTTGCACTGTATGCCAACCCTGCCAACCTTACGAACTCACGCAATGTCTACCTTGTAGTAAATGCTAATTGTTGTGCAATGGGGCCGTAGGCCTTTTTGCACCTATTTACAAACCCAGACAAAAATGTGCCAAATGGCCTACGGCCCCATTGTACAACAATTAGCATTTATTACAGCGACGACGAAGAAGTACTCCACAGCCTATCATACGCCAGACAATTCATGTGAATGGAAGAATGAACCACTTCACAGGAATGATTATTAATTGACGACATATACAGGGGTCGAACCTGCGACTTTTTGATACCACAGCCAAAGGCCGTAACAGTCAAACGCTCTGCCAACTGAGCTAATATGTCAAACTACTAGGATCTAAGTCCTTAAGACGTTTTCAATACTAGTTACAACACTCAAATCTAGGCACGTCTCAATCCCGAGATGCCCATGCTTCCACCGGCACCCAGACCATAGCCGCCATACGGTCCCTCAAACTCGAGGAGCGACCCTGGGGATCCGCCCCCAAAAGCCCCGAAAGCGTGGCTGCGTCTGTGTCTACGTCTGTGGCGTCTGTGGCGTCTTCCTCTGCGGCTTCCACGTCTGGACCGCTTGCTTCCACGTCTGGAGCGTCTGCCTCTGCGGCTTCCACGTCTCGAGCGTCTGTGGCGTCTGCCTCTGCGGCTTCCACGTCTGGAGCGTCTGCTTCCTTTACGGCTGCCTTTACTAGATCTGTGAGATCGGCGTCTGTGTCTCCTACCGAAACTAAACGACATTCTTTTTAATAGGTACACAGAAAATTTTTGAGCCAGATCTCTAAGTAAACGGATAAAATATTGGCACTCAGAAATGACCACGGTCTATTTAGAGTCCTTGGCTATTTGTCTTATTGCGGGGATAGTCATGTCCATCTTTTCACTAGTATTGTTGTTAATTTCACTTTTTAGGCCCATTCATGTTAGTATTGTGTCCGTGTCCGCAGTGATATCTATAACGTTGATAATCGTCCCGTTGATCATCTTATCGGAATCGAGCTACTTCTATCCTAGGATAGGCTATGGCTATTTCGCAAATGTCAATAATGCACTGAGGTTTACGCACTCTCTCGGTAAACCCCTAGTTATAGACAACTTCACCAATATCGTCACAAAAAACCCCCCTGGACTTGTGGTCAAACCAGCCAACAACCACTACAACAACCAATTGAATTACGTCAATGGCGAAAGTCCTTACTTGGCCGTGCTTGGTCCGATGTTACCTAAAGCATTAAACCTGGACGAGCACCGATCTGCTAGTCATTACGAAAGTAAGAATTTACCTCAAAAGAGACGCGGACTAAACGAGGCCTTCCATAAGCACTACGCAGTGGATCCGAAGATCATTAGCATTACTTCTAAGTACGACGACGCATTCAAGAAGGGAGCAATTGGAGCCCATATTAGGTTTATTGGGCACTACACAACAAGCCCAAAAAGTGACGGACCTGACCTAAACTTTGAAAATCAGATCAAGGCCTATACGGACTACATCGATAAGTCTGAGTACGAACGTGTCTACTTGGCAACTCACCTTAAAGAGGTAGAGAAGATCTTCAGAAAGAAGTATGGTCACAGATTGATCATATACGAGCACTATAGAAACCCAGACAAAAACAGTGACTGGACTTCCAACAACCTGGCTCAAGTCGAGGAGGATACCAATGTACTGATAGACATGATTCTGTTGTCTAAGTGTGCTGAGATTGTCGGAGGGCCAAGTAATGTATTCTACGCAAGTCTGTGGTATAACCCTGATCTAAAGTTCCACATACCAGACATCCTCAAGACAACTGTATGTGGTTAGTACGTGACTGAAAGGCCCCCGCCGGCGACCCCCTCGTGATCTCGTTTGGGTCGGAGGGTCCATCGCGGAGGGGTGCGCAGAGCCTTTACGGGGTGGTCGTACTGGGAAGCCCGGCAAAATTCGCGCGTGTCCGGTCGTAATCAATTGATTAATGCTAGACATGCTCTTAAAATTTTGAAAAGTTCTATAGGGAAGTAGGTCTATGTAGGAGGTCTAGTTAGACCCAACTACTTGAGTGGAGGGTCCGGAGAAATTTACGCGGACCTCCTCCATTAATCAATTGATTAATGGCGGAGGTCCGCGTAAATTTCTGAGAGGTTCCTAGGAAAAGCACTGGAAGTGTCCGGCGCAATTGTACCGGTAGGGCCGTAGGCCGAATGTACTGTCGAAGAGGCCCGGAAAAGTGATTAACGCCAACTCGGCGAGTCAAAAAATTTAGGATAGGGTCATTAATCACTTTTCAGACTTACCGCATACGCGTAAATTTCCGGACCACCGCCCACAGTAATTGGGCTACCAACTATGCCTCTTACACAAACCACTACTTCCCTACCCTCGCTTCGCCTAGAACTTTTCAAAATTTTAAGGATAGGTCACTCATTAATCACTTTTCACGATGGCCACGTTCGTTTGAAAACTGCCGGGCCAGCGACCCAAATGAGGTCGCTACGACACTGCGAAATCTGAGGTAGGGTCTCAGTGGCGAGGTCCTACAACATAGACGAAACCAAAAGGTTTTGGAGCCTACTCAGAGTTCATCCAAAGTCACCAATTAAAACATTGTCGAAGGTAAATTCGAAAGGATGGGGATTAAGGGCTTGAATAGATTGATCAACCAGTATGCAGCGTCAGCTATAACACAAAAACACATAAGCGAATTCTGTGGAAGTAAGGTCGCCATTGACAGTGAGATTCTTATCCATAAGTATAGGTCTACCGAGTCCAAAAATTCACATATCTTCGGCTTTCTTAACAACGTCTTTTGGCACCTGGAGAACGGGATAGTTCCAATCTACGTATTCGACGGATGCCCAAGCATTGCGAAACAAAACAATGTACTTACCAAACGATTTACCTACAAAGAGCAGATCTGTCGCAAGGTCGAAGAACTAGAAAACAAATTCGTTGAGCAACTGGATAGCATCGACAAGAACGAAGTCACCGAACCTGGTTCGCAGATTATCCTAAGTCCCGAACTGAACGATACATTGGACCAGCTATTCAAAATACAGCGCAAAATGACCTTCATGACTGTCGGCAAGAACCACCACAACGAGTGTAAGTACCTACTAAAGCTAATGGGAGTACCCTTCATAGTGGCAAACGAAGACGCCGAGGCGTTCTGCGTGACTCTGCAAAGAAAGGGAATAGCCGACTACGTCTACACAGAGGATACTGACGTTATACCGTACTTCATTGCCAGTATGGAATCGGACGAAGATCCTGCCAAAAAGGAGTTTGACCCTAAACCCATCAAGGTCCTTCGCAAGGGCTACCTAAATTCAATGGTCACTGTAATAGACGTTAATGAGATCCTAAGACTAACCGGTTTGAGTCCGAAATCGTTCGTTGATATGTGTATATTGAGCGGTTGTGACTTTTGCACGACATTGCCAAAAATACCTCCACAGAAGGCCTATAACTATATGCAGGCATACCAATCCATCGAAAAATTGAAGGAGGTAGGGATATCCATACCAGATGACTTTAAGTACCAAGACGCCAGAAACATATTCTTCAGAAGCCACGACGAGATTAGTAAAACACTTGAATTGGGGACAATCAATACTGAAGACATGAAGATGTATCTACAGGAAGAAAGGGGTCTGAACCCTTATCCGATCATAGAGAAGTATCACAAAATTCTAAGTGTTTACCGGATTAAGAGTGGTTGTTGAGTCATCGTCATCGACGAACAAACATGCCCCATTGGCAAGTGATGACGGCCTTTCTTCAGAAGGGTCGTCTATAAAGAGAAAGTCCGGCGTCGACTTAGGTACTTTGACAGGGAAGAACTTGTCATAGTCTGGGTGAGTTGTAATGTCCTTAGTTCTCCAGAGCTGTACCAAGGCCCAAAATTCCTGTAAAATCGGGAAATTCTTGTCAAACCACTCCTCGTCTCTGTATACCCTAACCATGTTCATTTCCATAGTTTTGCCAGGCATACTTGGTATATACTCTATAAAATCAGTAACCTCGAGGTCGAGTATGAACATGTTCAGCTGTACTTGAGGGAAGTAGTATTCAGGTATCTGACCATGTTTGATCTTCCTCCTTAGAGGGCACTTTACTTCGACCTGAGCCAATACAGATTCGTCTGTCATGACTTTATCGGTGGAGATCCCATCTGGCGAACCACCTAAAAAGTGGTAGATCTCATTGATGTACTTCCTGCTAGAATCCCTAGTAGCCCTGATTGGATCCAAATCGGCGAAGGAGACCATACCAAATATATGGTTCTCCTTACCCATGATGTGTTCATACTTTCCAATGGCCTCGTCTTCATACTTTTGACCATGTATAGTGCTTTCATTGCCCTCAAATGAGCGACCAGCCCCGCATTTTTCAAGAAGAAGTTGGGTCGGTTTCTTGTAAGGATTAATACCAAGTGCAGTAGCTGCGTCACTTGACGTTAACTTGTTCTTTCTCTGTTGAAACCACATCTCTGACTTCTGAGGGTGATTAGGTAGTGCTTTCAGGAAGGCCAGATGGTCTATGGATTTATTCATCGGATTGGGTTTAGCGATATTTTCTTACAGTGGGTTATGATTAAAAATTAAATAATTGGGCCGGAGGGCCATATTTTGCGGATACGTACTGGGTTCTTCTGGACCCTTACAAACCCGTTGCAATAGGGCCGTAGGCTAATTGCAATAGGTTTATACTACTTCTAAGACAGTGTCAATCGGCCTACAGACTTTTGTCAACTGTCAACCACGAGGGTTTACTGATTGTTCAAACGTTGCTATATGATCACTAACTAACTCACCTACCTGATTGTTAAAAATAAATTGAACAACAAACGATTTGGTAAAGACATTGACGTTAAAGACCAATTGAAAAAATTTTACAAGGAAGTCGGTAAATACAAATTAGAAGATATCATCTGCATAGACGAAACAAGTATCAAATCACTTGAAAAACGACATCATTGTTATAGTGAATTAGGTAAGCGTTGTATAATTAGAACTCAGTCGCAAGAAGTATTCA